AGATCGACCTGCTTGAGAAAGGCCCGGCCACCCTCCGGTGAGTAAATGTTGCCGGTCGGAAGAGCCGGGAGAGTCACCTTGAGGTACATGTTCGAAAGGAGATGACCCATCTCGGTCGGCTTGAGCTCGACCTGGACTACTTGATTCTGATAGTAAGGGTGAGGCGGGCCGAGTGGAATGACGCGCTGAAACATGACGAAGTTGGAGTGCTGCTTAAATGCCGGATTCCACTGCGATTTAGTCGCGTCGTCCGTCAGAAGGTATTCGTCCTGCGGGCCTATGGCCGAAAGCGCCAAGACCGATCCCTGACTGAAACCGCGATTCTTGACCTCAGGAAACTGGAGCGGTGGCTCTGGAAAGAGTCCGACGTCGTTCAGATCCCGGAGCGGCGTGGGATTGCCAATCTGAATATTAGCAGGGGCCTGGATCGACGTTTGGTTCTTGGGACGCGCCAAAAAGCGGCCCGGTGTGTATTCTATCTTGGCATCCGGTTCGTGAATGATGGCCGGGAAGCCCTTGACATTAATCGCCGCGGCATTCTCTGGAATGGAGCCGTCGACCGCCTGGAGCACCGCGGTCGTCACGTAGATGGTGTTGAACTGGCTGCCCTCTTTATTCAACACGTTTTGAGGAATATTCTGATTGAATTCCAGAACCTTCTGTGGCCCAGAGAGCGTCGGGAGGCCCTCGATGATCCAGCCGGCCTTCGTCCCGACCGGCGGCGGCGACGAAAAGTAAAACGTGGGAACCTGCTTAAGAACCTCGTAGTATCCATAAGCGCCCCCTGAACGCTTAATAGCCATGCGGCCCGGTGGATAAAGGGAGGCGGTCGTCACGAAGGTTACGTCATCCGCGACAGACTGGTCCATGTCGCACTGGAAGGTGAAAGACCACGAGTACTCTTCCTCAGCCTTGCCCTTTTCATTTTTGACAGACGTCACGAAAATCTGGCCGCGGAGGCCATTCAGAGAATCTACACCCCACCCGGCGCCTATCGGCGCCACGGGCCAATCCGTCACCGAGTAAAATGTGGCCTCGGTCGGACCCGTCACTTTATAGAATCCACTGATGCCTACGGGGGTCAAGGGCAGGACCTGAAGCATATTCGTAGGCGCGGGTGGAGGTGGCGGCGTAGGGATGGCCGCGGTCGCAGCCACGGTCGCAGCCTTGACGGCCTTTTTAGGATTTCTGAAAAAATCTCCAATTTTGAGACCAAAACTAAGAACCTGATCTTCGAGCGACTTGACCCGCCCGAGTTCAAGGTTAGTAAAATCGATTATGGGCGCTTGGGCCCGTCGCTCAAGCCTTAGTATATCGGCCATAGCTCACTACAAATCACCCAGATTATTCTTCCACAGCTGAACCACGCTCAGGGCCTTCAGTGCGTCGCGGTCACCGGTGCGCTTTGCGATGAGGGCCATCAGCTTGTCCACCTCCTCCTTCGTGTACTGGTACGTCTTGATATCGAGCAGCCTGGACCACAAGTCCTCCGTGTACTTCTCGCGCTTGAGTTGTGTGTGGATCTGGGCCAAAGGCACGTTGAATACCTGCATCCTGGGGGTAATGGCGACGTCCCTGATGAACCTGGCCTTCTCGGACAGCCAGTGAATTTCAGTCTCAAATTCTTTGAGGAGCCAAGCCTTGCGCTTCTTGTAGACGCCTAGGCGGACTTCTATGTAGTCGACCAGGATCTCCTCGGGACTCGCGTACTTCTTGACGGCGCCATTTGGTCCGATGAGGTACATGTTCGAGGTGTGGACCGTCTTCGTCATACCCAGCTCTTTGACCGGGTCATCGCCTCCAAAACCCCAGATGCGGAAGTCGGGTGTCGTTTCGGTCGAGTGATTTTCGAACTTCTGGATCGTGCCCTTTTCGACCAAGTCGTCCAGGTGCTCCTTGAAGTCCTGGATCCACCTGCCCGGTGGGAGTTCGGTCACGTGGAGTTGCGTCCCCTCCTTCACAACCAGACCCTCGAGGACCCACGTGTGTTCCTTCGTCTTCGTCACCTTACCCTTGAAGCCCTTGAAGTGCGGGACCATCGGGACCATCGCCACCTGACCCAGAGCGCACATGATATTGTGCTTGACGATCTCGATGTCGTACGGCGGAACGTAACAACTGAAGCCGGTACCGATGCCCTCGGCGCCGTTCACCAGGATCATCGGCACGACCGGCGCGTAAAACTCCGGCTCGACTTGCTGTCCGTCATCCAACACGTGCTTGAGGACGGCGTTGTCCGCCGGGTCGAAGATCTTGCGCGTCTGTGGCGCCAGCCGCGTGAAGATGTAACGGGCGCTCGCCGCATCCTTGCCGCCAGCCAGGCGCGTTCCAAACTGCCCCGAAGGCTCCAGAAGGTTCAGGTTGTTCGCACCGACGAAACTTTGGGCCAAATTCACGATGGTGCCCTGAAGGCTCGCCTCACCGTGGTGGTAGGCCGTCTGCTCCGCGACGTAGCCAGAGAGCTGCGCGACCTTCATGTCGCTCGTCAGATTCTTCTTGAGGCACGCGTAGATCACCTTGCGCTGCGAAGGCTTCAGACCGTCCGCGACGTGCGGAATCGACCGCTTGATGTCCTCGGCGCTGAAGTTCGCCAGGTCTCGGTGGATGAATTCCGTCACCGGCAGAGCCTTGACGTGGCCGTACGGGATGCCCTTGGGCGGCGAGGCCATGTGTGCCGTGAGCCACTCCTTGCGATCGTCCGCCTGCGACTTGGCGAACGCCAGAGTCATCGACTCGTTCATTTTCGGATCTGAATTGAAGGCGACCGTCAGCCGCTCGATCTGCTTGAAGTACTCGCGGGCCTCAGCCGATGTCGAAGTACCGAGACCCTTGTAGTACTTGACGTTTCCGGAGGAAACTGCCGCGCCTGCGGCGGCGGACTGCTGCGCAGTCCTAAATTCCTCCTCCGTGAAGAACCACACCTTGCCAGCCTTGATGACCGGTGTGACCATGCTGACGACGAATCCCAACCCGATGAGCTGGGGCCAGTACACGTGGAACATGTTGAGGACCAGGCCCTTGATGTGGCTACCGTCCAGATCGGCGTCCGTCATGATCATGAGACGGCCGTAGCGCAATTCTCTCAGTGAATTGTAGACTTTGCCATGCTGGAGCCCGAGGATCTTCTTGAGGCTGGAAAATTCCTCATTATCGGTCACCTGCTTTACAGACGCGTCCCGCACATTGCGCGGCTTGCCCCGGAGTGGAAACACGCCGAACGCATTGCGGCCTACAACGCTCAGACCGGCAATGGCAAGTGCTTTCGCCGAGTCACCCTCAGTGATAATAAGCGTGCACTCGTGCGAGCGATGAGTACCGGCCCAGTTGGCGTCGTCCAGCTTCGGAATGCCCGTAATGCGCGACTTTTTGGACCCATCAGTCTTCTTGAGCTCCTTCTCGACCAGGGAGAGGCCCTTGGATACCAGATCGTCGAGGACTCCGGATGCCAGGACGTCCTTGATGAATTTTGGTTTGGGGTCAATGGTCTCCGTAATCTTTGAAGTGCACTCGGCCTTGGTCTGGCTCGAGAATGTCGGATTGACGACCACGGCTCGTACGAACACGAAGAGGGCCGCCTTGATCTGAGCCGGCTTGAGCGTCGTGAAACGCTTGTCGGCCGCGATCGACTCGCAGAGCACCTTGACGATCTTGTCGACGTGGCTACCACCCTTGGTCGTACAGATGCCGTTGACCCACGAGCACTGCTGAAACGCTCCACTTGTCGAGTGAGCCACGATGATGTCGAAGTTGTCGGCGTGCATCTTGGCGAGTGGAGAAGTGCCGATGTGCATTTGGGCGTACTCCTCGAGGCTCGGCACCTCGAGCAATTTTTTATTGAAATAGACCTGAGCCTTTGAGCACCACATGGCCGTGTCCCATGCACGTTTCTCGGCGAGCTTCTCGAAGTCACCCGCACCACCGAAGCGCTTCCAGTCTGGATAGAATGTGATGGAGACGTACGGAGAGATCTTTTCGGGCGAGGTGACGATGTCTGGCGGCTCGACCTTGCTCATGTTGTCGGTCCAAGTTTGCATGTAGATCTTCTTACCATCGCAAATTTTGATGTTAAATTTCGAACTGAACACATTGGCCAGCTTGGCGCCGTAGCCGTTGCGACCACCCGTCACACGTTGCTCATCATCGTTGTAGTTGGAGCTGGTCAAAAGGTGCCCAAAGATGAGCTCAGGGATCCAGAGCGGCTTGCCGTCCGTGCCCTTTTCAGTCTCGTGCTTCTTGATCGGGATGGAAACGCCGTAATTGCGCACGAAAACAAAGTCCTTACCCGTCACGACTTCAATCTTGTTCACCTTCTTGGGGTGGAGAGAGTGCTGATCGATGGCGTTCACCAGGACCTCGTCGAATATCTTCACCAGTGCAGGGCTAACAGAAAGCTCAGAAAGCTTGAAGTGGTCCCCGTCCCGAACCCAATAGTTTCCAGGCTCGGCGGCGAGGGATCCGACGTATGTATC